CTGTACACAGCCATGGATAAGGCAGATGATGCCCAGATGGCTAAAGTTAGAACAGCTCGCGCAGCTGAAATTTCACTGGAACAAAAAGAAGCTGCAAGACAAGCTTATGAAGTTGATGGTGAAATTGGTTCAGCTATTACCCGTCTGTTTGGTACCTTTAATCCTAAAACTGGTCTACCAATGACCAAGCGTGAAGCTCGGTTTTTTCTGTATGAAGTAGACTTAAACCGATATGCTAACGGTGAAAAGGATGTCTTTGATAAATACAAAGAGCAAAAGGTAGACCCTTCGCTTGCTAAAGGTAAAAGTTTTTACGAACAGTTTAAAAACGAATTTACTGACATTGGCGGTCTCCAAGATAAAATCCAAGAGATTGACAAACGTGAGATGCAGCAAGACACCGATGCTCGTCGGGTTGAGCTGAACGGTGCTAAAGAAGAGATTCAACAGTATCTTGAAACTAGCCCTGCTGGTGATATTGATGACCCTCAGTTCTACACTCGTCTTCGCCAGAAGCTGCGTCCTAGGTTTGGTGACTTAGGTAGTGATCAAATCGTTGATAGACTTGAAAAAACTTACCGTCCTGACCTTTTGCGGGATGAGCAAATGCGTCCTATGATGGACGACTTGGCTGCTAAAAATCTTCTTCATGATGAAACTTTAGAGCAGTATCAAGTGTCTGCTAACCTTAGGCGGATGTATGCTAATGATATTAACCGAAGCAATCAACTTCGTGCAGCAGGCACTAAAGACGATGAGAAAGCCGTTAGGAGTTTGATTCGTAATGATGCAAAACGTAAGCCTGATGGTACTACAGATGCTTTTGCTGTAATGATTGAATCGGAGCTTGTTAGCCGTTGGCAAGCAGGTATCACTAAATATATTGATGAAGGCATGAGTCCTGCAACAGCCTCTAAAGAATCACTTAAAGATACTATTGCTTATTATGAGGGGCAAGCTGATCCTGAAAAACCTTCTGGTCGTTATTATCAAGATCCTAATGATGGTAATGAGTTTAATAACTTTAAAAAAGCTCTTGGAGCAGAAGGACTTAAATCTAACAACATCTCTAAACGATACAACAAGCTTGAAGTTTTGCTAAAAGCTTTTGATGGTAACTGGGATACATTGATTCGATCTGAGGAGTTGCTGAGTAAGAATGACTTGCAACGCATCAGTACTACGATTGAAAGCGATCCTTTTTTGCTGTCTGTTCAAAAGAATGACCCATTGTACATTCCCATTACTCAACTCAAATCATTGTTGAGGAATAATAATCCCAACCTGTCGATGTACAAAGTACTGCAACGGGCATACGATTCTATGGGTGTAGAAGCACCTGCTGCTCTAAAACAAATTCAACCTTCTTTAGATCAATTGTCTCCAAGTCAAACTAGGTTTGTCAATAATCTGCTGAATGGCTCTGCTACTCGTACCCAAATTCGGCGTATGACGACACCTGTTGCTCAACTGCCGTTGCGTCCAAGCAAAGGTTATATCGAAGGAAGAAGTGGTTATAAAGGATCAACAGAGGTTGTTTCTGTCGGTAACAAAGATGCCAGCGGTAGAGACATTAAATTGGCACCTAACGCAGCTGCTGCTTGGAAACAAATGATTGCTGCAGGTATGCCTGTTACTTCATCAGATATTACAAGTGTGTATCGTGATGAACAAGAGTTTATCCGTTTACAGAATGCCGGTTACAAACCTGCAGCTCATGGTCACCACAACTTTGGTGAAGCAGTTGATGCACATGGTGCGGTTGGAGCCTGGATTCGTCAAAACGGAGCTAAATATGGTTGGTATCCCAATGATTATCCCGGAAGTCACGGCGGACATTATGAATATCGAGGTGTTCAATAATGTACGATAACGTTGTAAACAATGAAACAAATGACGAGTTCCAGATGAGTCCTGAAGAGTTATCCGATTTGGAAACTCGAATGGAAACTGGTCGTCAAGCTGAACAAGCTAAACAGGAGTATTTTAAACAAACTGAAACTGCTCCTTCCCCAGCTGCACCTACAGAATCTGAACAAGAGACTACGGTTGAAGAACAGCAAGAGGTAGCTCCCAAGAAAGTTGAGGAGCAAAACAAAATGTACGCAAACTACGGTGAGCGTAAACCTCTTGGTCCCCTTCAAGGTCTTGTCGATTTTCTGGCTGCTCCTGGTCAAGGTCTTAATGATTATGTCATTGATGAACTTAATAAAATTCCAGGACTTAACCTTAAGAAAGCTCCAAAGTATCAATCAGATGTAAACCAAGCTGTACGAGAACTTTCTTCTATTCTTACTCCTCAGATTGTTCTTGGTAGGCAAGCTGTCAAAGCTGGTAAAGCTGCTAACCTACGTGTGGGACATCCTCTTGGTCAGAATCAACTTGTTAAAACTATCGGTGAAACTGGTGTTTGGGCAGGTACTGGCGCTTGGGTTGATGCTACTAACAAGCTTAATGAACAGGATGACAACTTTACTGGTTGGCTAAAGAAGACTTGGCCTAAGACTTGGAACTGGGTGCCTGACGACATCTCCACAATGGATGGTGATAGTCCTGATACTAAGCGTTTGAAGAATACCAACGAAGGTGTCTACCTTGGTGTTGGCACTGATTTGTTCCAATCTGCTGCTCGTCTTGTACGTGCATTAAAAGGAACCAAAGAAGCTACTGGTTTTATCCCTAAAGATGACACAGCTTCTGCTTTTTTTGCTAAGGTTAAAAAGAAAAAAGCTATCTCTGAAGATCCCGCTGAAGATGTCCTACTGACTGCAGCTGAAAAACGGGAAGAGTCTTTGGATGAACTTGGTGATTATTTGGTACAAGCTAATCCTGATTTGGATGAAGCTATGCCTGGTGTTCATCTTGATGCCTTTGATGCAACTGAAGAAGGTATCCGCTCAGTTGATGACGGTGGTATCCTTGCTGCTGCGGCTGACCAAGCTGCTATCAAGAAAAACTTCGGTAGCCGTGGTCGCCTAGCTAACATGATTAGCGAAGGTGCCCTTAAATTCATGACTAATGGTGGTATTCCCACTCGTCGTGCAGTTATTGAGGGATTGGCTGACACCATTAAAAATGCCGGTAAATATGATTATGAGTATTTGCTTGGTAAAGTATCCTTTAAAGAAATCAGTGAAGCTGGTGATGAGCTAGTTGAAATCCTTATTGATCCTAGGATGGATAAGGGTATGATTAAAGCTGTTCTTGATAACTTTAAGAATAGTGTCAACACCCTTAAAGGTGAAGTGCGTCCATTGAGTGATGTTGGTTACAATGCTGCATTCAAAGCTATTAAACGCTACATGGATGAGTATATCAACATGGATACCCTTAAAGCCCAAGCTTATCTGACTACCTCGTTGAGTGGTCAAATGGCTGATTTGGCTGAGGGTGCTCGGTACATGGAAGGTGCAGATGATGCTGTGTCTCGTGCTCAAGAGCAGATTCTTGACCGCATGGAGTATCTGCTGGTTGAGAAGGGTATTACTTCTTACCACCGTGGTGCTGGTCTTGCCAACATCAATTTGTGGGACCGTATGCGTGGATTGAAAGATCCAAAGCGTATGCAAGACGTAGCAGAAAACGCCCGTGCTCGCACAGAAGACGCTCTGTCTGACCTTATTGAACGTGCTAAAGCTACTACCAACACATTCCGTGAGATTGCTAAAGAACGTCCTAACTATCTTGTTCCTTTGCAAATGGCTTGGGAGTTTACGGATGGTAAGGTAGACACTCTGTATAAGCTTAATCGGTATGCTCAAGAAAGCCTGGGTGATGTCCACAAAGGTTTTATTGATGGTAACCCACAAGTTTCAAACGTTATTGTTCAAGGGTATTGGTCTAACATTTACAACTCTGTGTTGTCTGCTATTAGTACTCCGTTGAAAGCTCTGATGGGTAACTCAGCAATGATGATGCTGAAACCTACTACTGCTTTTGCTGGTGCTATGATTCGTGGCGACAAGAAGATGGTTCGCCGTGCTTGGTATCAATACACTGCTCTTACTGATTCTTTCCAAAAAGGTGCAGAGCACATGATGAATGTGTTCCACAAAGCTTCTATTGACCCTACTTCTGTAGGTTATATTATGCGTGATGACATTGCGCGTAAGAATGAAGCTAATATGGATGCATTGTTTTCTTTTGCACAAGCAGCTGAAAAGGAAGGTAACTCTGGTCCTATGGTGCTGTGGGAACATGCCAACATGCTTAATGAGTTGGCTGAAAACCCGCTGCTACGTTTTGGTGCTAACTCAATGACAGCTCTCGACGGTTTTACCCGTGCTGTTATGGCTAACGTAGAAGCACGTGGACGGGCGTTTGATAAGTTTATTGATGGTGGTGTAGAGCTTAACGGACAGACTCTTAAACAAGTCAATGATGAGCTGTATAACGAAATGTTTGACAGCACTGGTATGATTACTGATAAAGCAGTTGATTATGCTAGCCGTGAGATTGCATTGAACCTAGACAACGCTGCTGTTGATTCTCTTGGTTCTTTAATCAATCATGTTCCTGCTATCAAACCTTTCTTGATGTTCCCACGTACATCGGCTAACGTGTTGTCGATGGTTGATAAGTTTTCTCCTTTGTCTGTGTTCCAACGTGAGTACAACAAACTTGCGTATAAGAAACTAGATGATTTTACTGGTGAAGAGGTTATTGAAATCCTTCGTTCAGTTGGTAAGCCTATTGATGAGAACATTGAAAACACTTTCCGCATGTATCGTGCTGAAGTGTTAGGACGTAAAGCAACTGGTATGTTTACTGTTGCTCTTGCTTCAGGTTTGTTTCTGAACGATCGTCTGCGTGGTAATGGTCACTACGACACACAACGTCAAAAGACTCGTCAAGATCTTGATTGGAAGCCCCGTACTTACAAAGCTTGGGACGGTAAATGGTACAGTTATGACGGTATCCCCGGTATTTCGGATTGGCTTGCCTTGACTGCTGATGTTATGGATAACTTTGATGTTATCACTCAGCAAGATGAAGGTGATATGCTGAATAAGATGGGATTCCTGCTTAGTGCCAACTTGACTAACAAGTCTATGCTGGCTGGTGTTGAGCCTATGTTTGATGTATTGCGCGGTAACCCTGCAGCAATGAGTCGCTGGCTTGCTTCGTTTGCTAGTGCACAAGTACCGTTTAGCGGTGCACGTAATGAGCTTGGACGTTTAATTTCTCCTCAACTGCGTGAAGTGGAGCAAGAGTTCTTTGACCTTCTTCGTAATCGTAATAAATTCTTGGATGCTTTAGATCCTTCTAGTGCATTGCCAAATAAATACGATTGGATTGACGGTAAACTAATTGGTTATTCCGAAAACTTCTTTACTCGTGCTTGGAATGCTGTTAGTCCAATTAAACAGCACGATGACATCAGTCCTGAGCGTAATTATCTAATTGAACTTGAGTACGATAGTCGTCCCATTTTCAATAGAAGCAGTAATGGCGTTCCTTACACTCCTGAAGAACGCTCTGAATTGTACAGTTTGATTGGTCAACAAGGAAACTTTAAACGTGCGCTTCAAACTATTATGAAGCGTTATCCTGCTGATGTATTCCGTAGTTCAATTCAACAGGCACAAGCTGAACGTAGAGCTAATCCTAATCTTCCTGATATCGACCCTAACCTTTGGAAAGGGGCTTATCGAGAAATTGATATGGCATTGCGTGATGCTAAAAAGTCTGCTGAGTATGCGCTTAGCACAGCTCAAGATGTTCGGAATCGTGCTGCTATCAAGATTAACGATGAATACGCTCAACAACGTGGGCAAGTTTACGTTCCTATTCTTGAAAACATTTAATCCACCCATCCCAATTACTTACCTAGCGTAAATGGCTATCACTGAAAATAGATACACAGGGGATGGGACAACTACTTCCTATTCCTTTGTTTTTCCATATATTGACGAGACAGACATCAAGGTAACTCTTGATGATGTCCTTACAACTGCATATTCCCTTGCCAACGCTACAACTATTGAATTTGATACCGCACCTGCTTCGGGTGTAGCTATCCGTATTTATCGGGACACCGATGATAGCGCAAACAAAGCTACGTTCTTTGCAGGTTCTGCGGTACGGTCACAAGACCTTAACGACAACTTTTTACAAGCGTTGTATCTCTCTCAAGAGGCAACAACGATTTCAACAAGTATTTCAGAAGGTGGTCTAACTGAGAACTCTATTACAGGTTTCCACCTTGCTAATGATTCTGTTGGTTCAGATCAAATCCTGGCTGGGGCAGTTGACACAGCTGAACTGGCAGATGGTGCAGTTACCACGGTTAAACTTGATGACTTGGCGGTAACCGATGCTAAAATTGCTGACGCTACTATTACTGGTAGTAAGATTGCTGACGCTACTATTACTGGTAGTAAGTTGGCTAACAGCACGGTTACTGAAACTAAACTGGGTAACAATGCAGTCAGTACGATTAAGATTGTAGATAGTGCAGTAACGTCTCCTAAGATTGCTGATGCTAGCGTCACTACTGCTAAAATTGCGGATGGTGCTATAACGACCAGTAAATTTGCTGGTGGTCTAAGTATTCCAGTTGGTGCTGTTTTTTACTTTGCTGCTAACTCTGCACCTACTGGTTATTTAACTTGTGATGGCTCTGCCATTAGCCGTACTACTTACGCTGATTTGTTTGCTGTAGTTAGTACTACGTTTGGTATTGGTGACGGTTCTACTACCTTTAACTTACCTGACCTTCGTGGTGAGTTTATTCGTGGTTTTGATGCAGGTAAAGGGACTGATAGTGGTCGAACCTTTGGTTCAACGCAAGGTCAAGCAACTGCAGCACCGAGCACTGCGTTCACTACGAATACAGCAGCGAACCACACCCACACTATACCGTATGCAGTTAGTAGTGGTTTTCCAGCTTCCTACCCTTCTATTAGTACTGGTTCCGGTGGTTCCACCAGAATTTCTACAGATGCAGCTGGTGCGCACAGCCACACCATCACTGGTGGTGACGCTGAAACCCGTCCTCGCAACATTGCGTTGCTTCCTTGTATTAAATACTAACTACTTTTTTTGAACAATGCTTGTACAAGACATCGCGGGTCTTTATATCCCGCAACACGATTACGTCGTCATGACTTATGTTGCTGCTGGCAACGGTGTTGGCGAGATTGAAACAATTACATACAAACAAGGTGGAGCCAGTGGAACGACGGTTGCCGTCATGACTCTTGGTTATGATTCTAATAACAAACTTGAAACTATTACCAAGGTGTAATTATGACATATAAACTTAATCCGTTTACTGGTAAATTAGATACCAGCGATGGACCACAGGGACCAGCTGGTGTAGTAAGTGCTGCTGGTCCGGGTAGTCAAGGCACACCGTCAATTAGTTTTGCTGCAGACCTTGATACTGGTCTTTACAACTATACCCCTAATGGTATTGCTGTTAGTACTGGTGGCTCACAAAAATTGCGTATTGATTCCAACGGGACACTTACATCTTACGGTCCTGATATTTATATTAGCTATTCAGGCTATTCAAATATAAAATTTATTGATCCAGCAACTACTAATGAGATATATTTCAGTACTTATACGCCAGGCGGCTCATTTTTCTTAGGCTCAAATAATGGCGCTACTTACAACTATGGTTGGGGTAATTCAAACACTACCCATATCTTTTACAGCGGCAGTGGCAACGAACGCCTCCGCATCACATCGGACGGGAAGCTGGGTCTGGGGACTAGTAGCCCACAGAAACTTTTAGATATTTCACAATCTAGCGGAACAGTTTATGACAGCACAAACACTAATGGGCTTTCCCATGAGCTAAGGCTTACAAATACGAACACAACTCTAAATACTGCGACGAGTCTTCAGTTTGTCGGCGCCGGATCGGCTGTTAGTGCTATCAGCTCTATCTATACTGGTTCATCCGCTAGCGCCCTAACCTTTGCAACACGCGGTGGCTCTAGCGCGACACCTGAGCGTATGCGCATTGACTCCTCAGGCAACGTCGGAATTCGCACCACGTCGCCTGGCACTGCGCTTGATGTTAATGGAGCAGTAAAAGCAAATTACAACGTTGCTACTGGCAGCCTTGCTGCATATGTCAACAGCGGTGGCGGCCTCTACTCCTATTACCTTGGTTCAGGCGCTGGTATTATCAATGCAGTAAGCGATAACTCCGGCACTGCAGGCACGCTAATTTTTAATACCGGCATCGAACGCGCCCGCATCACAGCGGACGGGAAGCTGGGTCTGGGGACTGGTAGCCCCAGTAAAACCTTAGATATTGCAGCGGCGTCAGGAACAGTTGGTATCACGTCAAATACGACTTCTGCAGGTAACGAGCCGACTCTGACTTTCACTCACGCCGGCAACAATGGCTATACAATTAAAGGCGGCAGCAATCTTGAGTTTGCATCTGATAACGGTGCAAATCCCCGAATGACTTTAACCACGGCGGGGAAGCTGGGTCTGGGGACTTCTACGCCTGTTGGCAAGCTTACGCTCGGAAATTCTACGAATAACTTCCTTCTTGACCTTGACAGCAGCGCTTCCTACACAGAGATTCAATCATATAACGCCCCGTTGTATCTCAACAGACAAGGTAATAACACTATCCTAAATAGTGGCTCAGGCAACGTCGGAATTGGCACGGTGAGTCCTAGTCAGTTATTGCATTTGTCCGGTGGAGATGCCCTGATTGAGCGCAGCAGCGGTTACGCATCACTTTATTTCAATGCTGCAACTGGCAGTGTGCGTAGCGCCGCTATTCAGAAGAACTTTGACAGTCCGTATGATTTGAAGTTTGTTGCGTCTACAAACACTTCTCCTGCTGCAGCGACATCAATATCATTCCAGAACTATAGCGGTAATGAAATTGGCCGTTGGGACTTAAATGGCAGGTTGTTGGTGGGGACGCCTTCAATTGCTAGCGGTGGTTATGTTGTTGCTGAATCTGCACGCTTTTTAGTTCAAGGCAGAGTTGGTAACAGCACTGATAGTGGCCGCATCAATCTTCAGCGTGGGTCAGTCCCTACTGTTTCTAATCAAGGTATTGGCGGTATTTACTTTACGGATTCTTCCAATAATGGTTACGCAAGTATTGAGTCGTCATGTGATGGAACCACTGGTACTGATGACTACCCTGGCCGCCTCGTATTCAGCACGACGGCGGATGGGTCGCCTTCTCCGACGCCGCGGATGACGATTGATTCTGCTGGCAACGTCGGCATCGGTAGATCTCCCACGGATGTGCTTGATGTTTATAGAAGTAGTGGAGCAGTAAATGTAAAATGCGATTCTGATTCTTTGTCAAACGGCAATACTTCTGGTTTTGTGGCTCAAGGCGGAGCTAGGCAGGCAGCTATAGGTGTATTTAAGCACGCATCAATTACCAATCCATGTGCATATCTTGAGCTGCGCCCCGAAGACAATGGTGCAAATTATCTTTGGGTGGATAATTCAGATCAGTTTAGAATATCTTCTAATGCCGAACACATTGGCACCACAAACGGCACTGTCGTTGGCGCCCAAACATCAGACGAGCGCGTCAAAAACATTCTTGGTCCTGTTGAATATGGGCTTGATACTCTCAAGCAAATCGAGACTGTCAGATTCTCGCTAAAGTCCGAACCCGAAGCGGAGAAGCTCGGTTTTATCGCACAGCAGGTGCAGCCGCTAGTACCTGAAAGCGTTTTTGACACCGACGAGCATATCGAAGGCGAGCCAGAAGACGCACCAACCAAACTGGGCATGGAGTACGTTGCGCTGATTCCCGTGCTGGTTAATGCTGTTAAGGAGCTGTCTGCAGAAGTGGATGCACTAAAGGCGCAGCTTCAAGCCTAGTAACCCTACTCTTTAAAAGGTGTCGCAGCCGACCTTTAACAGGCTGCACCCATTTTTTCACCTTAACACTTTTTACTTTTTTAACAATGACCACTTTTACTTGGAAAGTCGCCAACCTTGAGCGTAACCTCCCTGAGAACAAAGTTTACACCGTCCACTACACCGTCAACGCTCTGTCTGATCAGGTTGACCCTAATAGTGAGTCTGGTGGTTTCTATTCCGCTGGTGCCTACGGTTCCATCGGTCTTGACGGTGAAGTGACTGTTGACTTTGCTGACCTGACTGAAGAAGTTGTGGTTGGCTGGGTCAAAGAAGCACTTGGTGGCGAAGAGAAAGTTGCTGAGATTGAAGCAGCACTTCAAACCCAGATTGATACTAAAATTACTCCGGTCTCTGCGGCTGGTGTGCCTTGGTAAACCTTACCCCCTTTTAGAACAATGATTGCACTTATCCGTCCCGTACTGATGTCGTTTCTTAATAGCGACAAGGTAAAGCGATTGATTGTTGACATGCTCCGTAAACTTGCTGAGCAATCTGATAACACTGTGGATGACGCTGCTGTTGATTTCATCGAGCGTGGTCTTTTTGGTGGCTGATGGACTTAGGGCAGCCGCCGGTACTGCCGGTTCTACGGCTCCCTGAGCCACCTGTATTCCCCCCTCCGGTACTGGAGGTACCAAGAGCTGTTTTACCCTCGTACAAGCCGCTTGTAGTGCCTCCTAGTGACCTTCGTCCACCTCCCGGTGTAGAGGGTGTTAACACAGAAGAGGAAAAGACGGAGGAAAACCCAGCACCTAAACCTGTACTTTCTCCTATTCCACAGCCTCCGCCTAAATCGGAGGTTCAATACTTTGATGTACCGGGTACCGACTTGTCTGTCCCGTTACCTAATCCTGAAATTTTAGCTACGGCTACAACGACAGCTACTGTCTCTGTTGCAGCCACCCTTACAGCCACTGCAGTATTTAAACGGACAGTTAGCATTTTAAAACCCCTTATTAAAAAATTGCTAACTAAAAAGTCACATGCAGACGACTAAAAATTTTATTCATGATTTCTTCAGTGAGATCGTGAAGGCTCTTGTGCTTGTTTGGAGTGCAGGAGTATTGACTGCATCATACATGGGAATGTTACAAAAGATGGATCCAACGTTCGTAGCTTCATTGCTGTCTGGAACGTTAGCATCATATGGAATCTCTCGCCCTAAAGATCAAAAGGATAAAAACCAACTATGAAATTCGCTATTCCCGAACGGTATAATATCGTTCAAAAACTCTTGGTTTTGCTTGTTTTGTTCCCGAGCGGTGCAATGGCTCAATCCATTACCCCTCAGTTTACTCAAGGTAGTATGCAGTCTACCACTACCACCACTCAAACCATCACCGAAACTATCGCTAATGAAGTTTACGGTGGTGCATACTCATCATGGTCTGGAACAAATGTAACCCCAAGCGGGAGTATTACCGACTCTACAACTACTTGGTCGGTGACAAACGCAGGAGAACAGTTTCAACTAGAGACTGTGACCCGTGCAGCGGGGGTCGTGGAAACCAACAACATTATCCGCGACATCGACACTACTTCTACTACTACCTCGCTCTCTGTCTTCTCACAGTAGCGCCGGTTAAAGCGGTAGAAGACCCCAAAGTTCAGAATACCTCTAATCCAGTAGCAGCAGCTACAGGTAACGTAACTAATCAAGCAGTTCAATTCCAGAACAACGGTGCCCCTAGTAGACAACAGTTTACTGGGGGTAATTCTTGTAATGGTGCAACGATGACTTTTTCCCCGTTTTACATGGGGAATGATGTCTTGCCTGATAGTTACACACGTAATAATAACTACGGAGCACAACTTAACTTTAGCATTCCTCTTGATGGTAGTATGATTGAGCAGTGTAAAAAGCTAGCTAAACGTCACGAAGAAAAGATGCGTCTTGATTATGAAATAGTACGGGCGCTTAAGTGTGCAGAGTTAATGAAAGCTGGGTTTACTTTTAGACCCGGTAGCCGTGTAGAGGTAATGTGTCAAGACATTGTACCCATTGTCTCTTTGACAAATGAAGAAAAAAGCAACTGAGGATCAGTTTAACGAGCTTCATAACCTCGTCACTTCTGAATTCCTCGCACGTATTAAATCTGGTGAAGCCACGACACAAGATCTCAAAGCAGCTTGTGACTGGTTAGCCAAAAATGACATCAGCGGTGTTGCATATGAGGGCAACCCGTTGGATAAGCTGGCGACAGTTATGCCCAAGATTGACCCTGAAATGGTACAGCGGAGATTGTATGGCTCAAAGCACGTCTGATTACTACAAATCAAACCCTAAAGCTGCGGCTAAACGCCGGAAACAACAGCGAGCATACAACAAAACCAGCAATGGTCTTAAAATTCGCACTGCTGCTAACAAACTTAACCGGAAACTAGGTACTTATGGAAATGGTGATGGTAAAGATGCTTCTCACACCGGCAAAAACACCGGGAAACTTGAAACACCTTCGTCTAACCGCCGTAGACCCAGAACTGGTAAGAAGTACGCTTAGTCATGACCCCGCTGTTGCCTACCCCTGATCACTACATTTACAACCTCATAACCATGACGAGTCCTGAAGCCAAACGGATGTGGCGTAGAGCCATTAAGGAACACTTCAACTGTCAATGCGTTTATTGTGGAGAAACTTATGAATTACATGAACTTACTTTGGATCACGTTGTGCCTCGCTTTGTTGGGGGACAAACGGTTACAAGAAACTTGGTTCCATCCTGCCGGAAATGTAATCAAGAAAAGGGGACAAGCAACTGGTTATCCTGGATGCGAGCTACGTTTGGTGCCAATCCGGGTAGAGAACAACTAATTTTATCGCACATTAAGT